GGAAGAGCCTTTGCAGTAATTGACGGACGCAATGTAGAAATGTTTGGTTTAAAGAAAATTCAGGCAGATGCAGAATTTCAGGAGTCAGATTTTAAGGTGGTTGGAACCAACCTGGTACAGAAAAAAACGTCGGGAGTAACGCTCACGGGTTCTGCTACGGTATATTATGGAACTCCGGAATTTTTAAATATGTTAAAAACTTATTTAAAGACAGGGGCACTTCCGTACTTTACAATTCAAATCACCAATGAAGATGAAGGCAGTTCAATTGGAAACCAGACGGTGGCTCTTTACAATGTAAAACTTCAAAAGCTTCCGATTGCCATGCTGGATGCCGATACAGAGTTTTTAACCATGGAGATAGCTTTTAGCTTTACCAATGTAGAAGTATTAAATGCATTTTCAACCCCGGCACAGCTGGGAGAATAGGAGGATTTATGAGCGCATTAAAAGCATTTTTACAGCCCTCGGTAGAGGGCATAACAAAAGAGGTTATTATTTCCGAACGTTTTAAGAATGAGGATGGAAATCCGGTTCCTTTCGTGATTAAAGCCATTTCTCAGAAAGAAAATGAGAAGCTTGCCAGGATGTGCAGGAAAACAGCAAAGGTAGATGGTATTCCCGTAGAAAAGACAGACAGCATTCTTTATACCAGAAGACTGATCCTTGCTTGCGTGCAGGAGCCTGATTTCAGTGACCAGGAAATGTGCAAGTATTACGGAACGGAAGATCCGCTGGAAGTTCCCTCCCAGATGCTGAGTGTTGGAGAGTATAACCGTTTATCCAATGCAATCCTGGAATTAAATGATATGAAGAGTATGGGAGAGAAAATTGAAGAAGCAAAAAACTCTTAAACGGGGGAGATATGGACGTGCAGCTGGCTTACTATATGTTTGTTAACCACGGCCGCTTCCCCGGGGAAGTCGCAGGGCTTCCGGAAAACGATAGAGTTTTAATGTTCCAGATGGCAGTAAAAGAAATTAAAAGCCGTCCAAAGAAGTAAAGGAGGAACTATGGGAGAGATAACAGGAGAATTAGTAGTCGGTGATCAGTTCAGTGAATCTTTTTCCAGGTTCATTGACCTTGGAAATTCTTCGGTAGAGCAATTGGAACGGATCAATCAGGCAGCTGTAAAAACCGATATGATCATGCGCAGATCCATTGGGGGAGCAGCAGGAGCAATAATTGGGAATATGAGACAGTCAAGCAGTGAGGCAGTAATGCAGTTAGACCGCATTACTGCCTCCATTGAGAAAATGGGGGAAGATTCCCAATTTGTGGCAGTACAAGGGATGAATGAAATCAATGAAAACATAAAAAAGGTAGTTGCAAATACTACAAAGGCTGAGGAAGAGCAGGATGAATACAATATAAGATTAAAACAATCAGTAGAATTTGGTAAAAAATTAAAGGACACAATTAAAAAAATAGGATCGCTGGGAGTAACAGCTGGAAAAGGGCTGATTGGATTATCAGATAAAATGTCTCAGTCAAATACGCGTGTAAATGTAATGAACAAAAGCTTTCACCCTTCCGAAAACGCCTCAGCAGAGGGAAATGGAGCTGCCAGCAATGATCTGGAGGAAACCAACCGAATACAGGAATTGATTTATCAGTCCGCTCAACGAACCAGAATGAGCTATCTTGGAACTGTAGATGCAGTTACCGCCTTAGCAAAGGGGGCAGGAGATGCCTTTTCCAGCAGCGACGAAGTTGTTGCGTTTGCAGAAAATATGAATAAGCAGCTAAAGTCGGCAGGAGCCAGCCAGCAGGATGCTGCCTCTGCGTCTGAACAGCTAACTAAGGCGCTGGGAGCGGGAGTACTTTCAAGTGAACAGTTTAATGCGGTTTCTAACACGGCTCCCAATATCATTCAGACAATTGCTGATTATATGGGAAAGCCTGTAGAAGAAGTCAGGAAACTGGCTGCCGAAGGAAAAATTACCTCAGACATTGTAAAAAATTCCATGCTTGGCGCAACGGATAATATAAACAAAGAGTTTATGAGTGTGCCTATGACATGGACTAATGCTTGGGAATTAATAAAAAATGCGGCAACTTATTCACTAAGCGGGGTTACAGAGAACATCAATGAATTTTTAAACAGTGATAGTGCTCAAAAAGCCCTTGGAGGAATTGTCGGCGCAATTGATATTCTGGCTGATGTAGCGGAAGGAGTGATTGGAATGCTGACGACAGGAGCTGGATTTATAATTGATAATCTGGGATTTATTTTGCCAGTACTTGCAGCTATCGGAGTAATGCTTGCTATTATAAATAGTGCGGCCATAGCGGTAGCATTGTCAACCGTTGGAAGTGCGCTGGCTACAGCAGGGGCTTGGATTATTGCAAACTGGCCGTTACTGTTATTTATAGCCGTTCTAGCAAGTGTTTTTATTGCTGCCCAAAAATTAGGCGTCGGATTGGAAGAAATAGGCGGTTGGGTCGGGCAGATTTTTGGAACCATCTATGCTGTTGGATATAATATTTTTGTTGCTCTTTGGAATGTCATTGCTTCATTCGCTGAATTTTTTGCAAATGTTTGGAACGAACCGTTAGGTGCGACAGCCCGAATGTTTGCTGATGTATTTGATAGCATTCTAGGTATTGTGGAGACAGCTGCAGGTGTTATAGATGCATTGCTTGATAGTGATCTTACATCTGCAGTTTCCGGATTCAGGGATGAGGTTAAATCCTGGGTAAAAGAAAACTTAGGCGAAAATGAAATTAAAATTGAAAGAATGAATAACATTGATGTAAAGGAAACAGCCGCGGCTAGTGGAGAAATAGTTGGCAAATTAGGTGAAAAAATCGATAATTTTAAAATCGATCCTATTGAAACGGTAAATAAATATACAGGAATCTTGGGAGGAAACAAAGATGGCTACGAATCTATGACCGATAACATAGGAAATGTAGCAGGTGTTGATAAAGTAGGAAGCGTAGAAAAAATTAATCAGGATGTAAACATAGCTGATGAAAATATCAAGCTCCTCAGGGATTTATCCGAACGGCAGTATGTAGCTCTTGTAAACCTGACAGTACCTCAGACCAATGCAACGATCAACCAGACAGTTCACGGCAATGGAGGATCTGATGTTAATTCCATTATGAGTGCGCTCAATAATGTACTCGGAGTACAGCAATCAACCAGCAGTAACATATTAGTAACCTAGGAGGAATTATGCGGAATAAATATAAATTTTTTGCAGATATCGGCGGAGACACGATAGAATTCCCGGTTAATCCGAAAGAGTATACCATTTCCTATCCAACGGATCATAAAACCTACGATATATTGGATAAAGGGGAAATTATAGTTCCCAGGCTGCCTTCTTTAATGGAGGTGTCCTGGGAATCTTATTTTCCCGGCAACAGTGATGACCCGTTAATTTATGGACATGACTGGACGGAGCCGGGGGACTATGTGGAAGCCATAAAGGAAGCTATGGATAACAAGGAACTATGTGATCTTATCATAAGCCGCCATAATGCCAGCGGCAGTAAGATGTATGATACCAATATAAGTGCATTAATAACAGAATTTGAAACAACGGAAAAGGGAGGGGAAGCGGGAGATGTATACTATAAGATTCAGTTTAAAGAGTACCGGAATTACGCGCCTGTAAAAGTACCCCTGACTGATAACCAGAATACAGAAAATTTCTCTTCTGATGAAGATTCAACCAGAGCTGCGTCTTCAGCTTCGGAATTAAGGGTAGGCGCCACAGTCATTGCAAATGGCACCTACTACAGCAGCAGTTATGGTGACAAGCCGACCGGTACGGCAAATAACTTATCTACTGTAGTCTCAAGGATTATTCCAGATGCTTCCAGACCCTATCCAATACTGATAGGCGGAAGCCGTGGCTGGATTAAAGCAGATCAGCTGCAGGTGACCGGATGATCTATAAGCTTTTGGTTTTAAATACTGAGACCAATACAATGTATGATTATGCACCTGTTACAGAAAGTGTCAGTTATACCACCAACAGAAACGGCAGCGCGGGAAGTCTGACATTTACTCTTCTAAAGAATAAATCCCTTAATCTTACAGAGGGAGCCAGAGTTCAATTTTATGTTAATGAAAAAGAAATTTTTCAGGGATTCATTTTTGTAATTGAACAGGATCGGTGGGGAGAAATATCCGTAACGGCATATGATCAGCTGCGTTATTTAAAAGCCAATGCCAGTTACAGTTTTGTAAATAAAAATCTGGGAGAGATCATACAGCAGATTGCCGCGGATATGCAGCTCCAGACGGGGGTTGTGGAAGATACGGGGCACAAGTTTGAAATGCTGACAAAGGAAAATACATCATGTCTGGATATCATTGAATATGGGCTTCAGCTTACCCAATACAAAACTGGAAAGACTTTTGTATTTTATGATGATTTCGGTAAGCTGAACCTTAAGGAAGCCCAAAACATGAAATCGGATGTCTTAATTGGAAATGGCAGCGTTTTAACCGAGTATACCTATAAATCAGACATTGACACCGATACTTATAATCAGGTTAAACTGGTTAGATCAAATAAGGAGACCGGTCAGGTAGACAATTATATATTTAATGACCACACAACCATAAAAAAGTGGGGATTGCTTCAAAATTTTATAAAGGTAGATGAAAATCTCAATGATGCCCAGATCAGCGAGCAGGGAAATATAATGATGGCTTATTATGATCGGGTGTTAAAATCGATCTCAATTAACGGTGTAGGCGGGGCACCGGATCTAAAGGCAGGGGCAATGGTAAAATTTAAACTTAAGGATGTACCGGAATTGACAGAAGGTTACTGGTTGATTCTGGATAAAGTAAAACACGCTTTTTCAGCGGGGGAACATACGATGAGTCTTGAAGCAAGAATTATAAATAACGAAATGAAGGAAGTGGAGATATGGAATTAATTGAAAGGCTTCAATCTATTATTATTGACACAACCAGAGCAATGGATTTACTGGATACGGGCTATGCAACTGTGATATCCACCTCTCCTCTTACGCTTTGCATTGAAGCCACCAGATTAAGTATTACAGAACCGGTAGCGGTGTTGACGGATAATGTACGGTACCGGGCTGTTACGTTTCAGGGAGAATCGGTGGTGATTAATAAAGGACTGGAGCCAGGAGATAAGGTTTTGGTATTAAAAGCAAATTCCGGACAGAACTACATAGTGATTTCGAAAGCGTAGGTGAAGAAAAATATGGCAACATTACCGGATTCTTCAAGTGCATTGGTTTATGAAAGTGAGAAGAGGGAGTATCCTACAGATACCTATCTGGTAGATAAAGAAACTGGTACGATTAAAAAAATAGGGAATGGACTGGAAGCGATGAAGCAGGCTGCAGAAATTATACTGAGTGTGGAGCGGTATGAGCACCAGATCTACTCATCTAATTTCGGCAGAGAGCTAAAAAAACTGGTGGGTAAGCCTCCTGAATACGTAACAAGTATGTTGAAAAGGCGTATCAGAGAGGCTTTTTCCATGGATTCCAGATTCCTGTCAGTAGATGATTTTGTTTTTGAGGCAATTGATTTCGGACTAATAAAATGCAGTTTTAATATAAAAACCGTATATGGTACGGTTTCTAAGGAGGTGGAAATTTGATTGATTTTAGTAATCACACTTATGGGAACATACTAAGCAGGCAGCTAAAGCGTGTTCCCGATACAATAGATAAGAGAGAGGGATCTATGATCCAAACAGCACTTGGCCCGGAAAGCTGGTATCTGGAGGGGTTGTATCTGGATCTGGATTCTGTGCAGAAAAATGCTTATGCTGAAACAGCAGGAGGGGATTTCCTCGATCTGTTGGTGGCGGAGAGAGGACTTACAAGAAAGGATGCCACCAATGCGGTGAAAAAGGGTGTATTTAACAGAGAGGTTTCCGTAGGCTCCCGTTTTTCGGCACTGACTGGAAGTGGCTATCTGACATACCAGGTTACGGAATTTATCGCGCAGACAGATGCTGGATATACATATAGAATGCAGTGTGAAACTACCGGAGAAATCGGAAACAACTATTCCGGGCAGCTCATTGCCATTGATTACGTAACAGGACTAACCTCGGCAGAACTTACCGAACTTCTTACGGCAGGAACAGAAGAGGAGACAGATGATTCTTTGAGAAAACGTTATCTGGCAACTTTTGATGTTGCATCTTTTGGAGGAAATCTGGCATCCTATCGCAATGCCATCCTTGCGATAGAAGGGGTAGGTGCTGTACAGATATATCCTGCGTGGCAAGGCGGGGGTACAGTGCTTTGCAGTATTTTAAATAGCAGCTTAAACCCTGCAGGAAGCGAATTAATTACTTCGGTGCAAAATACCATTTGTCCGCCTGAGGATGGGGAAACAGGGCCTTCTGCCAATGGTTACGGTGTGGCTCCGGTTGGAGCCGTAGTTACTATTGGAACTGGAACAGAGCTGGTGCTTAATCTATCGCTTACGGTTCAATTCCTTTCTACTGTGCAAAATGGAGAAACAGCTTATAAGAGTCAGATTGAGGAAAAGATAGAATCTTACCTTGAAACAGTTCGGCAGTCCTGGGGAACAATGCTGAAAAGCCAGAAAATAGAATACGCTGTTACGGTTTATATTTCCAGGATAATTAATGCGGTTCTTTCTATTTCGGAGATCGTAAATGTAACGGATGTAACAATCAATGGTTCTGCATCTGATGTAGCTTGTGCGGAAGATTCTTCTTTGCAGCAGGTGCCTATATTAGGGACGGTGACGATAAATGGCAGTTGATTTGAACATGCTTCTTCCTGAATGGTTTCAGGGTGTAATGGAATTCAATGAGTTAATAAAAACGGAGGAGACAGAGCTGG